GATTTAATTATGACATTCATGAAGAAGAAGGCTTAGAATGGCTAGCTGAATTTATGGCACATACTAACGTGCCTATGGTTCTAGAAAATAATATTGCATATATTAAAGTATGTGATGGTAGAGGAGAATTGCCTTTTGATCTTCATAAAATAGGCCAAGTATCTTATTTAACTTCAGTAAATAATGTAGAAGAAGCAGAATGCGGTAAAGGCCGTATGTTCCCTATGAGATGGGCGACTGATTATTTTCACAAAAGATATCATTTAGACGATAGAGACTATACATCAGAGTCTGAACAAACTTATACTGTAGAAGGCGGATTTATTTTTACATCTTTTAATGAAGGATTCTTAGCAATGAGCTATAACGCTATCCCCACAGATGAAGATGGGTATCCTGTAGTGCCTGCAGAGCAACAATGGTTAGAAGCAGGAGCTCATTATATCGGACATAAAATAGCTAGAAAATTATGGATGCAAGGGCAACTTCGTCCAGATGTATACCAGATTATAGAAAGAGATAGAGATTGGTATTTTGCGCAAGCTGTTAACCATGCTAAACAATGGAATGGAGTCGATGAAGCAGAAAGCATGCAAAATGCAACTCTTAGAACTATTCCTGACGTACAAGCGCATGCAAGCTTCTTTGCTAATATGCAACTGCCTGAACAAAGAAACTTTAGACCTAAATCAGGAGCGAGAACTACTACTGATATATCTATAGTTAGTGCAGCTGTACAAGGTAAAAATCCAGCAACTTCTTAAATTTAATTCATGGAAGGACACGTTAATACTTATGGAGGCATGGATAAAGATTCTGCTTATGATAGCATTAAGCAGAACATGTATATTGATGCAGTAGATATAAGAATTAGTACAGATAAAGGAGAGTCACAAGGAGCTTTTACTAATATGAAAGGTAATCAAGAAATCTTTCAAATTAGAGATGAGTCTGCAGTTAGTGATCCTTTCCATCCGTGGACAGCTAGTAGTCCTGAAATAATTGGATACGGCACAATTAGGAATTCTATTATATTATTTGCAGCAGATGATACAGGAACTAAAGGTTGGATATATGAAGTAAAATATGATCCAGCTACTAGAGAAATACTTCCTGGGTATCCTAAAACTGTTTATTATAATGACAATTTAAATTTTAAAAAAGAATGGCCAATAGAAGCATTAGGTCGCTATGAAAATGCATCTACTCAAAGAATTTATTGGACAGACTATAATAACTTTTTTAGAACGTTAAATATTGTAGATCCTGATTTAGTTACTTTTCCTGTAGAAAATGTAGATATATTTCCTGCATTAGAATATACTCAACCTATATTGCAATCAGTTGCAGGAGGCGGACAATTAAATTCAGGAATGTATCAAATAGCATACAGATTAATTACATCTGACGGAAAAGAAACTTTAATTTCTCCTCCAAGTAATATGATTCATATAGTAACTGCTTCAGATTATGATTCTGTTCCAAAATATGTAGGAGAGCCTGAAAAAATAAATACAGGTAAAAGTATTGAGATAGAAGTAGATACTAGTAATTATATAGGAGATTTTGAAAAAATAGAATTCTTTGCACTTTATTATGAAAATGGTACAGCTACACCTGCAGCTACTTCTATAGAAATTACTGCAATTACAGGTAATTCTGTTACCTTATTATATACAGGAGCAGAGTCTACTATATTTGATATAGATTTATTTACATTTACTACTAAGAATTTTGCATTTAAAACTTTTAAATCAGTTACTCAAAAAGATAACTATTTAGTAGGAGCAAATATAAAATCTTCTACAATTAGTGTACAAGATCTTTTAGAACCTGGAGATACTTTTACAGGATTAACAAAAAGATATAATGATGTAGCTTCAGGACAAAACCCTCCTGCAGGTACTGATTTAGAACAAGCTTTTAATGCTGAATTTAATAAAGATAAACATTGGGATATAACTTGGCAATTAGCGGCTAACCAATATAAATACAAAGCTGATGGAATTACTTTAGGAGGACAAGGCCCTAACATTTCTTATGAATTTCATCTAGAGTCTATGACTGTTGATGTAGAAAATCAACCAGGTGTCCATAATATAGGAGGAAATATTAAATATGGAAATGTAGATAATCACGATTTAGATGACGGTTACGGAGTTCGTCCTAATCCTAGTTTTGCAAATAATGCATCTCCTAATATTTCAGGACTATTAAAAGGATATAAAAGAGGAGAAACTTATAGATTTGGTATTATATTTTATACATTAAAAGGAGAAGCTACTTATGTAGAATATATTGGAGATATTAAATTTCCAGATATATCAGAAAGAGATGGCGCAAATAATCAAAGTAACAGTCCCTACTTCCCACTAAGTACTGCAGGGACAGAATTAGCTGCTTCTGTAGGTCCTGTTACAATTGGATTTAATTTAGGAATTAAATTTACTATAGATTTTACTAGTTGTCCTAGTTTATTAAATGAAATAGAAAGTTACCAAATAGTAAGACTTCCAAGAACAGATGCAGATAAACGTAGATTATGTCAAGGAATTATTAATCCGCTAGCACATATACCTCCAGGTAGCACTGTGCCTAATGATTACGATTTTAGAATCGATGGTTCAGAAAATGTAGTACATCAAAATAATTACTATTTAGGACTTCCTCCAGCTGCAGGATTAGATTATTTAGAAAGAGATTCATTAAGACTTTTTGTAGATCAACAAGATGCAGGTACTGCTCCAGGAGTACCAGCCGCTATTAATCTCACAGTTAGAGCACAACATATTTCTTTTTATTCTCCTGAAATATCTTATGCTTCTGCTATAGGAACTAACATTACTGATATAGCTACTAACTTAGGAAATAATCCTTGTTTATTAATAACAGGATACTATTCTTTTGTAAATAATCCTGCTTCAGGAGGAACTCCTATAGATTACTATGAAGCAAGAACAACTACTACAGGATTAGATGCAGCAGCTTTAGGACCTAGAGTAACTCGAATATCAGACGTAAAACATAAAATCTTAAGAACTCTGCCTGTAACTTTTAACAGTATTGAAAATATTAAAAAGTTAAATAATTCTTCATACTTTGATATGAGAGATAGTACTAATGTTTATTTAAATACTAAAACAGCTTCTTGGGGTATAGCAAATAATGGAGGAACTCCTATGGGCAGTAGTCCTAGTTATATGAGAAATTATTATGCATATACTTCAGTAGATACTTTAAATAATCCTGATAATAGTCAAACAGTAATATCTAGAGCAGGAAGTAATATATCAGGATTAACTAAAGAATTTTTTAATGATCCTTTAAATCCTACTACTACATATCCTACTCCAGGAACAAATAGATCTCAAACAGATTATTTTCATATATTTGGAAATACTACTTATCCTGATATACCTAATAATTCTAGAATAAATACTTTAGATAAAGACGGCAATACAGGAATAATTAACACAAATAGAGCTCTTCCTATTGGAGACATAGTTATTCCTAAAAATGAAGTATACGGAGGAAATAGCGAATCTGCTTTAGAATCAAATAGTTTTATTCCTGCTTCTCCAGTTATAGATAAAACAAAATTAAATCCAATAGTATTTGGAGGAGATATATTTATATCAATGTCTCATATTCAAAAAGGAATGACCGAGTTTAATTCAGGATTTTATAATAATGGAGGAGGTAGAGATTACGACAGTCCTTTTACAAATACACTTTTATTAGTTACAGAAAGTACTATTAATACTAATCTTAGTCACGGAGCTAATACTACAACAGGTGTAGAATTTACTTGGAACAGCCAACAAAGTCCTTACTTTAGACAAGAAGATAATAATGATTTAAGTAACTATGCTAAGAAAAATCCAGGAGAAAATTATTTTAGATTTTATGCTTATAATAATGTTTTTTCTAAAGAAAACAAAGAAGTATTATTTTTTGTAAAACCTAATAATCTTACAGAGCTTTCATTAACAAATGATGTAAGAGCTTATTTATCTTCTGTAAAAACAAATGGAGAAACTATAGATTCTTGGACAAAGTTCGGAATCAATGATTTCTATGACGTAGATGACCATGGTCCTATAAATAAAATTATAAATTTTAAAGACAACGTTTATTTTATACAAGATCAAGCAACAGGAGTTTATGGTATTAATAGAGAAGCTGTTACTACAACAGATGACGGTGTTCCAACAGAGTTAGGTACTTCTAAAGGTTGGGGTAAGCATCAATATTATTCTAAAGAAAATGGATCTATACACCAGTGGGCGGTAGCTGTAACTGACAGAGGAATATATTTCTTTGACGCTATTCACAGAAAAATATTTCAACTAAGTGCCG